TTTTCGCCTTTAGAACGACCACAAGGCTTACCAGTTTTAACATCAACCCAATTTTCCTCAAACCAACGTGTCAAACCACCTTTGGCTCTTGGATTAGGACTACTTTTTCTTCTTTGTGGCACTTTTCTTCCTTGTGGTAGGTTTTTTATTTGTAGTAGATTTCTTTTTTGCAGTTGGTTTCTTCTTTAGTACTTTATACTTTCCACCACGTTTTTTGTATTCTTGAACAAGCCAAGCATTAGCATAAGCTGATGGGTAAACAGGAAACTTACGCATAGCTGCTCTTTTTACTCTTTCATAGAGTTCTTCATCTACAGGAACATTCACCACGTTTTTTACCTCCTTTTTTCTTTTTTT